AAGTCCCGCTCCCGCTGGCAACGTCGTACTTGCCGCCCTTGGCCCACAGGGTCACGGAGTCGCCCGCATCCGGCTCGATGGTGATGAGCCAGATGGGGATGGGGTCGCCGCTCGGGAACCTCTTGAGCGTGCCGTCCATGCCGGTTTGATGCGTCTGCTTGATGGCGATGATGGTGCCAGAGTGCTTGTCGCCAACGGCGTCAAACTTGGCCGAGCCCGAGGACTCCATGTCGCCAAGACCAATGCTGGTCATCTTGATTCCTTTCGTTTCGTGTCGTGTTGGTTAGCGAGCCAGGCGGTCGCTGGTGTCCCTCTTAGTCCGGCTTCTGTGACCGGCCACCTGGCCCACCACCAGTATAGCACACCTTGAAAGGTTACTTACAGTCAGCTTGCCGGGGGTGGGACGGTGGGAACGTTCCCACCTTCCCCCTCGACCGTCGAGCCGGGGAACATGGCGACGATCTTGGCGGTGGCGTACTCCTGCATGGCCGGGGGGAACTTGAGCTGATGGCGTCCCTCGACCGCCCACAGCAGCTCGTCAATGGCGGTGAGCTGGCTGTCGGTGTGGTCGGTGCTGGCCTTGAGGGGAGGCACGTCCTTGGGCCACTTTCGCATCAGCTCGGCCCTGGCGTCGGGGTGCTGACCAATCTCGTCCACCCTCGCCTGGAGCCATCGCCGCCGCACCACTCTCGAGTCCTCCTGGCTTAAGTCAGGACCGTTGGCGGGGTGCCTCATGCCCGAGCGGGTGATGCCCGCCGCCCGATCTGCCGCCGCCCGCAGCGATTCCTCCAGGGCGGGCTCAAGGTCGGTAGGTAGCGGCGCCCCTTGGGCGAAGGGCCGGGAGCCCCGCCAGCCTCGGGTCCAGAGCGAGTGCTGGAAGGCTTCCCACCCGGCCTCAAGGTTGACGGTGTAGACGACGAGCTGGCCGGTCCCGGCGTTGAGGTGGAGGATGACCCCTGTCTCTTGATCGACCTCGGGCATGGGGTGGCGCTGATCCTCGCTGCCGTTCTTGGCCTCGCCCTGGACGTAGATGGCATTGGCTCGGGAGTAGATGGCGAGCTGGACGGCGAAGCTCTGGAAGGAGTAGTCGAGGTTGGCCCCGGTCTTGAGGTCAGCCACCAGGGGCAGGGGTCGCCCTTTCGCCGTCACCAGGCGATCAAACGTCCCGGCCACTTGGTACTCGTCCAGCACCACCGTCAGCTCGACGGCGCCCGGCACCAGCTCGATCCCGTCCCGACTTAAGCCAGAGCGGTAGGCGTCGATGTCCCTCTTGGTGTCGGGGGTCAGGTGGGTGGGCGGGTGGCCCGAGTCCATCAGCGCCGTGATGGCGTGGAGGGCCAGGCCAATCTCGGCCCGGTCCTTGGAGCCGCCCACCGCCGAACATTCCTCGACCAGCGCCTTCGCCGCCGCCTTGCCCTCCTGGCTGTTGTACCAGGGGTCACCGTTCTCCCGGCTCATCAGCGCCTCCCACCGGGCTCGCAACCCCGAGCGCAGGAGCATCCCCTGGACGGTCATGGCGGCTTTCCAGCTCGCCAGCCCGCCGCCACTGTCAAGCACCTTGGCGACCGTCGTCGCCCTGGTGTAGCCGATGGGGTCGCCGCCTGCCGGGGGCACGACGAGATACCTGCCCCACCTGTCCCGCCTGGTGGTGTCGTCGGCGCCGGGGAGGTCATCGAGGGGGATGGAGTCAGCCATCGGCGTCAGCTCCTTGCATGGCGAGATATTCGTTCCAGCAGGCCAGATGGGCGTCCAGCTCGTTCTCGGCCACCTCATCGTCGGGGTGGATGAGCTTGTCGCACAGGTAACAGTCCCGAGTCCCATCGGGGTATTTGGTCATTCCAGCTCCTTGACTTGAATGAGTACGCCAGGTCGGTCGCCGTATCGCTTGGCGGTGGTGAGGCTCACAACCTGGCTGTCATCCTTCCAGACCCCGGCGTCGGTGAGGGCATCCCCCACCGCTCGGACCAGCTTGTCGAGGTCGGGCATGGTGATGGGCCAGGGGGGCGCCGACGCCTTGACGGTGGTGACGTTGCGCCCGGTGCCGTAGTGAGAGGCGGGGCGGGGCAGGTCGAACCCCATACGCAGCTCGACCGCCCCGAGGAAGATGGGCTTGCCCATCATCGCCTCCACCGCCGCTCCTTGCACCAGGCGCCTCCACATGATGACCGCTGGCGGGTAGGCCACGCCACCATTCGGGAACACTCGCATGGACCCCTGTGGCCGGGGCAGCCCCCGCACGTCGATGGTCAGCATGGGAAGCGAGTCTGCCCGCACCACACACACACGTCATCGACAAAGCGAGGGTGGCGACAGGGCTGGCTTAAGACAGAAGCCAGGGGCATCGGCCCCCGGCTCCCATCCTTTCTCTTGTTGTGTCCCGGCCTCCACTGGCTCGGGATTCCGTACTTGCCGATGCCGCACAGCTCGCCGCACCCGCACCGGCAGAGCTGTGGCTCAGGCAACCTCGGCACCCTCCTTCCGGCGCCCTCGGGTGACCGGCCCGAGAGCCGCCCTGGCGGCGTCCCGCTCGGCCTTGAGCCGGGCTCGGTATGCCGCCTGGCGTTGTTCCACCTTGGACAACCGGGCTCGCCGGGCGACCGAGCTGGCCTCGCCAAAGCGCATGTTCGCCGCCTGGCCGGTTACGCCAAGCGCCTCCCCGATGGACTTCCACGTCACGCCCTGCTCCCGCAGGGTGTCGATGGAGGTCTGGAGAGCGTTCTCCACGGTGACCTCAATCTCGGCCAGCATCAGCAGCTCATTCATGTCGTCGCCTTCCGGTGTGCGGTCCCTCGCCACAGCATCCAGTATGCGCTTTGCGGCGCCGAGCATGTCGCCCATCGTGCGGAGTCTGCTCATCACCGCCTCGCTTTCTTGACCTCGACCGGGCCGAAGATAGGCCGGGCTCGCCCACAGTTGAGGCAGACCAGCCGGTGGGGTAGGTCGCTGCCGACAAGGGTGATGGTGTCGTCCATGACAGCTTGCAGGTGGGGGTATTCCTCCAGGCGGAAGCCGGGCGGTTGATCCGCCCGCTGCCCGCACCGGCAAGGCTCGACCAGCTTGCTCATGCACTTCTCCTTTCTCGCCTGGCCGGATGCTCGATGAGCCACACCTTTGCCTCGCCCCTGGTCATGTTCAACGTGGAACGGTAGGCCGGGGTCAGCTCGTACCACGTCGCCATCGGCTTGCCCTCCCAATCGAGCCACTGGAACCGGAACGATCCACAGCGGATGCAGCGGGCCGGTTGGGCGTGGCCCTGGCTCGGGCGGGCGTGACGTAAGTCAGTAATGCCCTCGTCCCATGCGTGCTGGAACGCCCGGCACTTGATGAGCTGGCGGTCGATCACCATTGCAACTCGCTCTCGGGGCAGGGCTCATACGCCTCGGGGTGAATCTTGATGGGCTCCTTGCCGTTGGCGATGCGAAGGACGTTGGCTCGCCGGGCGCAGGGGTGGCACAGCGGCTCCCGCTGTGCCTTGGCCGGGTCGCCCCCCATGTCGGGGGGCAGACCGTTGGTCGGATCGATGAGAAGGGAGGGGACGTGAGTGGGGTTGAACATGAACACTTGCTTGCAAGCGATACATGGCCCCATGACCATCGCAAAGCCGTGATCAGACATGGCCCCGCCGCCTCTCGCCCTGGAGGATCGCCACCGCCGCCTCGGGATCGACGCCACCGTGGGCGTCGTCCTTGACCATGATGGCGTAGTTGCCCTTGACGAATGGGAACACGTTGCCGCACTCGGAACACTCCATCGTGTCGAAGATGGTGTCGGGCTCGGCAAACATCGGGCGGGCGTTGCACTTCGGGCATGTGGCCTTGAAGTGAGCATGAGCCTCCATGCCCGCAGCGGCATAGCGCCGGATGGCTCCCTCGGCGCCTCGGACGATTTCGTCCTTGGGGTAGTCCTTATACATCGGCCACCTCCTGACTTACGTCAGGGGCATCGACCAACCGCCAGGACTCATGGGTCTTGAACGGGACATCGAGCCATCCTTCCACCGGACTCATCGAGCCCTGGCGCTTCATCAGCAACCGGACTCGGACCTCGGCATCGTTATGGATCATCGACCACACGACGACGTGAATGCCCTCGGGGTCGAGTATGTCGAGGAAGTCGGAATCGAGCTGGCGATTCCGATGGGTGCGCTTTGCCACCGCCGCCGCAGCGATCAGCTCGGGCGTGGTGACGATCTTGACCTTGTTGGACGTACCCCCCTCGGTCTGCCGCATGGCAGCCTCGGAGGGTCGCTCGGGACGGATACGGTTGCTCATGTCAGGCTCCTTCGGCCATGAAGTTGAAGTAAAGGCGTGGGTCGTGGTTGAACATCAGAGAACCCCGCACGCCGTCGCTCTTGCGCCGGACGACACAGAACGGGGCCATGAAGCCCTCGACCGTGAAGTCCCGCTGGAGAGCAGCGGTGTCCCATACGGGTTGCCCTGACCGCAAGACGCCTTCAAGCTCGCTGGACACACGTCCAGACTCGATGAGCGCCTTGCGGAACTCCCCCTCATTCTCGGGGGTCACTTCGGGCACAGCCGGCTCCTTTCGTTGTGGTGGTGAATGACTGTAAGGTCATCTTACACCAGATCGGAGCCTACTGCAAGGAACCTTTCACTCTTTCGGCTTCTTGCCGAACACGGTCCAGACAAGGAGGCTTACCATCGCCGCCAGCCCCCCGAGCCCCACGCCAAGGAGCAGCCATTCCGCCGCCGTCAGCGATTCCATCGCTCAGGTGATGGGCGCCGTCCAGGCAGCCGCCCAAGTCTCAGGGCCGACAACGCCGTCCACACCCAAGCCCTTCTCAGCCTGGAACTGGCGAGCCACGTTGGCCGAGGCGGGTCCGTACTTGTCGTCGGCAACGATGTCCCATCCCCGGCTCGCCATTTGCGTCTGCCATTGCCGGGTGCCGTGGCCCTCGGTGTAGTCGGCCAGGAGGGTGCCCGGCCAGGGCGGGGCTTGCCCTTGGGTGGGAGGGGGGGAAGGGGTGGGAACGTTCCCACCCTGGCCTCCCGCCATCTCCAGCACCCGATCCATCGGGAAGTTTCCCGAGCCGTAGTCACAGTCCACATGACCGCCGCCCATGCTGCCGAGGTCGATGTGCTGACATACGCCAGGAAGCCCCTGCTGTGCCATCGCTGCCGTGAGCCGGGTGATGGGAATGGCGAAGTACGCCGATTCCTCTGCGATCCAGGCAGCCACGTTGGCGAGCATGTTGGGGTGGCGGTCCCACTCGGCCCGGCTCCAGCTCGCAAAGGCACACAGCTCGATACTGACCGCCCAAGGGTTGGCGTTGGCTTGCGTCCAGGCTTTGTGTTCTCGCCGGACGTAGACGCCGATGGTGCCGGGAGTGTCGTCGGCCCCGGCGTGGGAGCTGACCTCGTTGGCCGGGTTGGCGAAGAAGGAGCCGAGCGACTCAATCGTTGTGGCCCCCTCCGCTGTGTGGAGGACGATCTGACTTACGTCAGAACCTCGGGCCGAGTAGTTGGGCGAGGGGAACTGGACTCGGGCCAGGCTCATCGCTTGCCCTCGTAGCCCACCTCGTCGGGCTCCGGTCCCTTGTGGGCGGGCTCGTAGTCGAGATCACGGCCCCTCGGCCACTCGCCGGTAAGAGTGGGGTTGACAAATCGCTCGGAAAGCTCATGCTCTCCAATAGACAGGTCTGCCGCCTTTCGCTTAAGCAGCTCGGCGGTGAAATGTTCGGCGGTGTCCTCGTCAGTCATCAGATGCGCCCGCCTCGCCGGGGGATTCGGGAGCCGGTGAAGGCGCTTCGGCGTTGAGCTCGGGGGACGTGGTGCTTGGTTCGGATGGAGGGGTATCGCCGGTTGACGGCTCGCTCGACGGTTCGGTAGGTGCCTCCGGTGTTTCGTTGGGCGGCTCGGGAGAGTGCGGCTCGGGCTCGCTTGGGGGTGTCGATGGGGTAGGACTTCCGGCCTCGACCGCCGACTCTGGACTTGGGTCCGTAGACATAGCTCCCTCTCTTGAGCCCGGCTCGGCGCCGGGCGCTGATCGTCATGACTTAAGCCTGAGGATACAGCTCGGCCACGGTGGGCCAGTTGGCTTGGGCCAAGGCGAGAATGTCGGCGTCGGTCACCCGGCTCTGATCCACCGAGCCATCGGGGTTCTGTGCCTTTTCGGCAATCCCCGGCCCGGCAGCCGCCAGGCGGATGAAGGTCGAGGTCACCCCGAGGTCGTCTTTCAACACGGCGTCAGCGATGTGATCGCTGAACTGTTGTGAGGCTTGCTGGACACAGCAGGCCCGGTTCCGCTCCCGAAAGTCGGGGTCCATCTCCAGCTCGGCTTGCGCTTGGTAGCTCATGTCGCTCCATTCTGGAAGTAGACGGTGTAAATGAGGTTGAAGGTGCCCTGCCAGGCCGCCCCGGTCACGGAGAACAGCCGCAACGGGACAGCATCCACGCCGGCCCAGGGGTAGCCGGTGTCGGTCGTCACCTGAAGGGAGGGGCTCTGTGCCATGCCGTGGAAGGCGACCAGCACAGTCGGCTTCGGGTTCACCCCCGCAGATGTCCAGTTGTTGGTAAGGCTCAGAGTGGTCCGGCCAGCGGCGTCGGTGGTCTGTTGCGCTCGTCCGCTCAGGGTCTTGACCGGGTGGGCGGGGTTGGGTGAGCCGGTGGCCCCGTAGGCGATGGCGTAGCCGTATTTGGTCTGTGGCGGTGGCGGCGCAGCCGGGCCGGGCACCGCCAGGGTGGAGGGGCGGGTGTCGAAAATGCGGGCGGGGTCCACTGTGACCGAGCCCCCGATGACGGTGACTTGGGCCAGGCAGACCATCCCTGCCGGGAGGGGCGGGGTGACAGGCGGGGCGCCCGGCGTGCCGGTGACCTTGGTGAAGATGAACTCGTCGGCCCCACCCCCGAGGTCGGCCCCGGTGGGGGAGCAGACCACAAGGTCGATGCGGTCGCTGCCGGGCGCCGGGGCGGGGTCGAGGACGACAGTCTCCACCCCATTGGAGTAGCACAGCGTCGAGCCGGTGGCGTTGGACGTGGGCACCGCCACCATGCCGGGCTGGATGGACAGCCCCATGTCGCCGGTCCCGGCGATGCTCACGGCGCAGCCGTCACAGCGGGCGGCGGGGTAGAGGGCGCCGATGAGGGCTCGGTCGGTGGAGGCGGCGTAGTCGCCTGCCTGAATCCAGAGGGGGGGCATCCGGCTCATGTCATCTCCTTGCCAGGGCGTTGATGTCTCGGTCGTATCGGGTGAACAGGTCACGGAAGCGAATATCGGGGCGCCCGACTTCCAGCTCCACCGCCTCGTCGCCGTCGTCCCCAATGGCGTAAGCGATGCCCACCACCCTGACATCGGTGTCCACCTTGAGCCTCCCCCGGTTGATAATGAGCCGCACCGTGTCGCCCATCTTCGGGCTCCCGTAGTGGTACGCCTCGGGTCGCAGGCTCAGAGAATAGCTCGGCATGACGAGTGAACTCTGGCTTAAGTCAGCTCGGGCCTTCTCGTTGAGGGTGTTCTGGTTGTTGACATCGCTGGCGTTGTCCGACGATTGCCAGAGCCCGATGGGGGTGACGCTGACGTTGTTGGCTTCCGGCGAGCTGGCGACCGCCATCATCGGGGGGGTGCCTTCGGGAGCCCCTTCTGCCGCCTGGCCGATGACCCGCCAGTAGTTGGCGTAATCGGTGCTGTTGACCGACCTCGACAGGCTGGCGACGGTGGTCCCGTACTCAAGGATGAGGTCACGGCGAAGCTCGCCCTGGTAGGGGTAATACACCTGAAGGTAATCGTCGCTGGCCCCTGGCACCACGGCGAAGTCGAAGCCGCCCTCACATGCCGCCAGGTTGATGATCGCCTCGTCCATCTTCTGCCCGGCGTCGTAGGTGCGGTCCCGCCTCATGCCCGAGAGGGCGGTGCGGGTGTTGCCAGCCGGGTCCACCTGACGGAAGAACAGGGGCAGGAAGCTGCCCGGCATGAAGCCCGGCACGCTCTTGGCGTAAGTCAGGAGGTTGTTGACGATGGTGTCCTGATCGAGCTGTGTGTACGTCTTGGGCACGTCCAGCACTCGCCGCCCCATCATCGCCAGGTAGTCATGACAGGTGAAGTTCACGGTATAGGTCTGCTCTGAGAGGGAGTCCTGGCTCTGGCTCACCACCCCTCGGAACACAGCGATGTCCTTGCCGCTGATGTCATCGAAGCGCCAGGCGATCACGTCGTGCTGAAACTCCTTGATGAGCATGGCGGCATCGCTGTCGCCCGCCACCGAGAAGGTCAGGGTCGCCCCATCGTTGTATTTCTGCTCCAGGCGCCGGGACCGGGCGCCGTCGATCTCGGTCAGCACCGTCGAGCTGTGAGCCCGCCCGGTCTGAAAGGCCCGGTCGTGGAGGGTCAGCTTCCAGAAGCCGCCCCGGCCCACCGGGAGAGGCTTGTACCCCGGCCAGCCCTCGCCTCCCACCGGGTCGGCCTTGTATTCAAACGGCAGGGTGTTGGACTCGCCCGCCAGGGTCTTGACCTTGTAGGTGAGGGTCTGTGGCGAGCTGGTGGTGCCGACGCCGGTCACCAGAATGGAGCTGTCGCTGATGAGCTGCCAATGGCCCTCGTACATGAGGGCGTTCCCCCAATACAGCCCCACGGTGGGGTCGGTGGCTGTCTCCCGAGCTGTGGCGAACCCGGTCCCGGTGATGGCAATGTCGATGCTCTGGATTTCCGACAGGTGGGCGCTGGAGGGGTCCAGGGTGATGAGGGTGGGCACGTCGGCGTAGAAGAACCACACCTGCCCCTCGGCCACCCGGCCCGGCGAGGTGGTGGAAGCCACCTGAATGATGACCTCGCCGGAAGGGTGGGCCGGGGTGACGATGCTCAGATGCCCGGCGTCCACCGGGGTCCAGGGGATGCTCACGCCGTCGATGTAGACCGCCTCGGCGGTGGGGGCCAGGGCGGTGGCGATGGTCACGGTGGTCCCGCCAGCGGTGGGTCCGAACACTGGAGCGCATGACGTATTGGGATCCAGCGGAGGGAGCTGACTTAAGCCAGGGCCACCGGGGGCTCGGCCAGCGGGCCAGGTCATGTGAGGAAGCCGTCCCTCCATATCGCCTGGACTTGGGTCAGGGCGTCGGTGGAGCTGCCCAAGAGGTTGAGCATGTTGGAGGCGGGCGGGAGCATGACAACCGGCCAGGAGGTCAGGGTCCACATGATGGAGCTGGCGCAGGACCGCCTCGCATCGCCCTCCCATCGAGCCGTATGAAACCGGCAATCGACCTCGACCCACTCGCCTGCCGGGATGGTGAAGCCCGCCTCAAACTTGACTTGCCCGCCCTGAACGTACTTGCCCGACAGCCAGCTCTCCAGCATGACTTGAGGCGCCGTGATGGGGCCATAGATGCGGAGGATGGGATCGGGGGGAACCTCGCCCTTGCTGATGGGGTAGCCGGTGATCCTGGCGCCCCCGGCTCCGGCGTAGAAGCGATTGGGGCGCCAGTTGTAGGTCCGGCCCCCTGGCGTCGATGGCCCGGCCCATGCCGTACACACGGTCGCCTCGGCGGCGTGGGCGATGGGGTCGGCAGCGATCCAGCTCAGGCTTATGTCACGACTCCTGCCGCCCGAGATGGGCCACTGATAACCGGAGGGCCGGACCACCAGCACCCGCTCGGGGTTGTCGTCCCGGTCGAGGACGTAATGGAGCTGGCTCCTGACGCCGGGGTACATGAAGCGCCCGAACTGAGCAGCGATCTCATCCACCCGCTCGGCGTGCCCGGTGGTGGTGATGTCGGCAGACACCGCCCTGGCCCCGAAGAACTTGGTCATGTCGTCGGCGCCGTCTTGGTCGGGCCGGTTGTTCATCACTTCCCTGACCTCGGGCCAGCCGAGATCGAGCAGGGTGCAGGCCCACCCGCCCTCGACATCTTCCAGCTCCAGCGACTCGCCCTCTTGGGTGAGCCAGGCTCGACGGATGCAGACGCTCATATCCCCTGTGTCCTCACGGTCCAGGCCGCTCGACGGAGGAAAGCGTCCACGTCCACCTCGGCGGCGAAGGTGGCGTGTTCCAGCACCACGGCGGGAGCAGACCGGGTGGGAACGTTCCCACCCCCGGCAGCCTGCTTGAGCAGAGCGGCCAGGCGGCGCTCGGGCAGTATCCACTCCGGTCCCGCCTCCCCGAACCCGGCGATGGTGGGGGTGTTGGCAAAGCCGCCCTTGGCGTGCCAGATGGGCAGATCGGGCAGCCCGAGGGTCCAGCCCCCGATCTTGCCCACGCCGGGAATGTGGGTGTCCACTTCCGGCATCTTGACCTCGACACTGTTCCACATGCGGGCCATGCCGTTGTAAATGCCCTTGACGAAGTTGATGGCATCGGTGGCAAAGCCCTTGATCCGGTCGAACTGCCTTGACACCCAATCCACGGCGCCCTGGACGATGTTCCTCACCGCATCCATCGCTCGCCGGAAGGGGGCGGTTATCACGTCGTACACGGTGGACAGGGCCGAGCTGATCCAGCCGGGAATCTTCTTGAACCAGTCCCACAGCGAGGGCAACAGCCCGATCACCCAATCAATCGCCTTCTTGAAGGGTGCTGTCACGGCGTTGAAAAGTCCGCTCAGGGCATCAATGACTCGCCGGGGGATGCCCTTGAATATCGCCAATACCTTGTCGAAGTCGCCCGAGACAATCGCCTTGATGACATCGAAGGCGATGCGGAACGGGAGCGTAATGAGGTTGATGTATTTCTTGACGATCTCCCAAATGCCCTTGAAGTACCAATCGAACTTGTCCCAAAGCCATTTGATCGCCGCCACCACAGCGTCGATGCCCACCTTGATCGCCCCGACCGTGGCGTCCCACGCCACCTGAATCGCCTGCCACACCGCATCGACGGCCTTGTGGAACCACTCCCAATGGTCATAGAGCTGCTTGATGACGACGATGAGCGCCACCACCCCGGCGATGATGAGGGCAGCCGGGTTGGTCTTGGCGAACATCTTGACGGCGGCAAATGCCTTCTTCGCCGCCGTGGCGATCTTGATGGCAGCCGCCACCGCCAGGAAGGCACCGGCAAACGCCGTGATGGTGCCCACCAGGGGGATGAGCCACTGGCTGTTCTTCTGAATCCACTTGACCAGATCGATGAGCCCCTCGATGAGCTTCTGGACCCACGGATACAACCACTTCCCAATCGCCACCGTGAGCGCCTTGAGCTGGTTCTTCATTATCTCCATCTGGCCCGCAGAGGTGGCGCCCATCTGCTTCGCCAGGCCACCGACCGACTTGTCCAGCTCCCTGGTGAGCTGGTCGAAGTTGCCCTGGAGAGTGCCGGTGTCCTTGAAGTCGATACCGATGTTCTTGAGCGCCCGGCCCTGGCCCATGAGGGCTCGCCCGAGCTGCTTGGCCGAGGCGGTCACGTCCTGGCCGGTCTTGGTCGAGTAGTCCAGCATGAGCGGGGTGAGCTTCTCGATCTGCTTGGCCGTGAGCCCGAAGGAGGCAAGCACCGCCTGGCCCTGCTTGACCGTCCCCTTGCCGAAGGTGGTCACCTGGCCGAGCGCAGCGGCTTGATCCATGAGGGCGGCGGTGGCGGCATCGCTGGCGCCGGGGATGCGCTTCATGGCGTCGGAATACATGACCGCCTTCTGCTGGCTCATCCCGTATGCCTGGACGGCCTTCTTGCCGAAGTCCCACACGGCGCTGGCGGCGTTCTTCAAGGCGTCGGCGCCGAGGATGCCCGCCGTGAGGGTTTTCATGTGCCCGGCGAAGCCATGCACCTTCTTCGCCGCCGAGTCCAAGCCGGTCTGAGCCTTCTTGGCATCGACGGCGACGTTGATCTTGAGGTCAGCCTCGTTGTCCCCTCGGGCCACTGGCTTAAGTCACCTCCTGCCCTTCTCCCTGGCGTCGGACTCTCGGAACAGCTCTATGGCGGTGAACATGGCGGCGGGGTCATCCAGCCAGTGGGCCGGGGCGATCTGCGAGCGCAGGGCCACCGCCACCGCTACCCGACCGAGGGAGCCCTCAGGGTAGGGTCCATGACCAGCGGCGTGCCCGGCTCCATGTCATCGAAGTCGTCCATCTTGTCGAGGAAGGCGTCGGGGTCGGAGGGGATGCCCTCGATCTCCAGGCGCAGCATGGCCCGGTGAAAGACGAGCATCATCTGGACCGGGCTCAGCACCGGGCCATCGGTGTCGAGGCTCAGTTGCATGGCAGCCAAGTCCCGAGCGGTGGTGGTGATGTCGTAGGTCTTGTCGTCCCAAGTGATGCGCCACTTGTGCCGGAACTGGCTCACGCTCCCTCCACTTCCGACAGCACCTCGTCCACCCGGTCCATGTAGAGCGCCGGGAGCTGGTCGCTGACGTAAGCCAGCCCGGCGTCGAGGAAGGGGGTGGCAGCGATGTGATGGGCGGGCCAGCCGTTGTGAATGACCGGGGCGTAGTCGAGCGGGTTGGTGACCGACGCCTCCACCTCCGAGCTGTCAGCCGTGTTGGACTCCTGTAAGTACCCGGTCAGGACCGGGGTGAGAGGGTTGGCGGCGTGGAGAATCTTGTCAGCCGCCTCGCTGTTGGCGTCAGAGAAGTCGGTTATCTCCCGGCTCGCCAGCCGCAGGGTGTGGACGAGCTGCTTGTCCCCCTCCAGGGTGATGGTGATGTCCGGCCTTCCTGGCATAAGTCAGACGCCGGCTGGTTCGCCAACTCGCAGCGGAGGCGGGGCGAACGGGGTGATGACCGGCTTGCCCTCCACGTCGAACTCCCAATCGGTGGTCAGCCGGGCGTTCACGTCGCCACCGATCTCGACGGCGACGATGGTGCATCTGCCGGTGTAGGTGGGGGAGGCAGCGGTCGAGGGGCACCAGGAGAAGTCAACGACCTCGGTGGCATGGTCGAAGCAGTATTGGACGAAGCCAGCCGGGTCATCGAAGTCCTGAATCGACGTGCCGCCGATTGTCCAAGTCTCCTTCTTGTTGGGCGAGATGTTCTCGCCGCACAGTGTCTCTACAAAATCGCCGTCGTCCTCGTAGCTCGGCGTCAGCCGGACGGCGGTGGCTTGACAGGCGAAGTCCTCGCCCGGCGCTGTGCCGAGGGAGAGGGTGCCGGTCTTGAGCTTGGAGCTGGTGATGGGCATGGGTCATACCTCCACAGGTTCGGTAACGGCGTACAGGTAGCAGGGGAGCGGCGGCGAGTCGAGGGCCAGGCGGTAGCTGACCACCCGGTAACTGTCGGCGCCGATGATGGAGGCGGCGGTCGCCTCCCACTCGTCAAGGAGCTTCCAGGCGTCGGCGTTCCAAGGGCCGGGCGCCAGTAGGGCCACCTCAAAGAGACATTCCGCATCGCACGCCGTCGAGTAGTTGGCGCCCCGGTGGGAGATGAACACACACGGCGGCGACACGGAGCGGGGGTCGCTGGTGGCGGGCAGCCCGGCAGCGGCGAACTTCTCGGCCCATTCAACCCCCTTCGCATACCCGGCCATGACTTAAGCCACGACCGACCGCTGGAAGTTGCCAAGCTCCAGCAGGGCTCTGATGTCGGGGTCGAGGGCCGGGAGCAGCGTGACGCCCACGTCTTGAAACGCAGCCACGCCCTGGACCGACCCTCGACGCCCGTACAACCGGGCGGCGTACTGGACCGCCGCCTGGTCAGCTCTCGGGGGCCAGGAGGGCAGCTCGGCCCCACTCTCGTCCAGAGTGAGGTCGGGCCGCATCTCCGTGACCCAATCGTTGGCAGCCGCCACCGCCGCTGCCAGAGCGTCGTCGTCCATTGGGCGGGCGGGCGACAGACCGAGGAATGTCTGGACTGATGCGACGGTGGCGGGCATGGTTACGCCTGCTTCCTGGCGCCGGGAGTGTGCTGTAGAGCAGCAGCACCAGCGGCGAGCGGGGCGACGGTGACGTTGACCTTGCAGGCGGCGCCCGGCGCCGTGACGGCGGCGAGGGCTCGCTGCTCGGCCAGCAACACAAGCAGGTTCTTGACGAAGTAATCCGCATGGGAGTCCGACATGAACACGCTCATGGCCGCTCGGGCGAACAGCGTCAGCGCAGCTCGGAAGTCACCGACATACGCCTGGCCCTGTGTCAGCTCGGCGCTGACCACCACCGGCAGACCCCACACCCTGGTCGTGACGTTCGGCCCGGTGACGGTTTCCTCCATGACCCTCACGTCCAGGGCGGCGTAATCGTCGGGGTGCATGACGATCCCGTTGGCTTGGGCGTAGCCGTTCATCTGGACCCTGGCGAGTCCTGACCTAAGTCCGGTCAGCATGTCGTTTGTCTCGGCGGTGGCGATGTCGCCTGCCGTGGCCGACGCCTCCAGGGCGGCGATGAGGGCGGCTTCCAGGGCGTGGAACACACCACCCCGCAGATGCGCCTCGATGATGGAGCGAATCTGTGGAATGTCCTCAAGCGCCTGGCGGCTCATCGGCTTGTGATGGGCGTAGGTCTTGAGGGTGTCGCTCTTGGGCACCGGGGCCAGCGGCATCTCGGGCTTGGGGTCGCCCTCGGGCACCACCGGGGCGTCGGAGTAGCCGGGGGCGAACAGGAACCACTCAATGGCGTTGGAGCTGACGGTGATGCGCCCGCACAGGTCGAGGAAGGGGGTGGTCTGCTTCCAGGGGAGCGGGTTGAAGTAGTAGGGCGGGATGGTGCCGTCCCACGTCGAGATCATCACCGGAGCCCGCTGGAACAACAGCGGGGCTTCGCCAAGATCGACCGAGCCCCGCCCGTTGTAGCCGGACTTCTCCAGCTCGGCCATGATCGGGTCCACCCAATCGTCGGGCGCCTGTGGCCCTCGGGTGGCGACCGCCTTGCCCTGACTTACGTCATGAGAGCTGGCGTCGATGGCATCCAGCCGGGTCCGCAGCGATGCGTATGCCCGCTGGCTCTCGGCTTGGTCGTTGTAGGTCTTGAGCTGTCCGTCGATCTCGGCACAGCGGGTTTCCATCTGTGCCAGAGAGGACTTCTCGGTGTCTGTCAGGTCACGGTTCTCGCCAGCGGCGGTGTCAGCCAGTGAAGTCGCCGCAGCCGTAAGCGATTCACGCTCGGCAGCGAGCCGCTGAAGGTACAGCAGCATGAGGGTTCTCCCTTGTCGGGTCGGGTCGTGGACTCCGGTGCCTCGACGGTGCGGGAGCGGTGGCCGGGGGTGGGAACGTTCCCACCGTGGCCGGGCGCTGCCAGCGGGCGCTTGCGGCGGGCGGCTTGTGGCTTAAGTCAGCGGGGAGACTACCACCGCCGAGGGATGGGTGCGAGGTTGATCTGTGGCGGGTTGAGGAAGGGCGCCAGCAGTTGCTCCCGAGCTGGCTGTGCCGCCCGCACGCCGGTCACCGCCGCCCCGGCGTAGGCGCCCACCGTGACCAGGCTCACTTCCACCAGGCGGGCCTCTTGATGCTCGGTGGCGCCGTCCGCTCCCCTGGTGTGGCGGATGGGCTCAAAGCCCACCGACAGGGCCGGGAGGAAGCCGTCCTCCACTTCGCTCAGGATGCGGTCGCCCTCGTCGCCCTCCCGCACCTTGAACACGCCCACCAGCCCGGCCATGTCGTCGGCCCAACGCAGCGAGCGCCCGACCATGTGGCTCATGTCGTGATTGAGGAACAGCGGCACCTTGTCGCCCCGATGCTCGATGGACCGGGCGAAGCACCGGAACCGGAACCGCTCCCCGCCCGCCAGGGGGACGAGCCGGGTGGTTTCGTCGTAGGGCGCAGCGATGCCCTCGACCTCTCGCTTGGGTGAGCTGACTGAACGGACCTCCATGTCGAGGTTCATGCCGGGACTCCTTGCTGGCTTACGTCAGGGGCGGGGGGCTGTGCTTGGGGCTTGGGCGGGCCGAGGGTGAGCGGGTCGGCGGCGATGCCAGCCGCCGCCAGCTCGGCCTCGACCTTCTGGCGCTCGACCTCGATGGGGGGCAAGTCCTCCAGGGCTCGCACCTCGGGGATGGTCAGGAAGCCCGCATCGAGGGCCACCTTGTAAGCGTCGTAACGGGTCTTGGTGTCGGCTCGCTCCAGGCCAGCCGTCCGCACTTTGACCGACGTGCCTCGGGGGAGCTGTGCGTCCAGCACGCTCTCGATCTTGCGGCACCAGGGGAGCAGGGTGAACTTGTTCAGCTCGATCATCCGGCTCTCGACATTGGCGTAGGTGTTGGAGGGGCCGGGCACGTCGATGAAGTCGGGCGGCACCCCGAACATCAGAGCGATGCTCCGCAAGTCCCACGTCTTGGCAACGTCCAGGGCGGCGTCCAGCGGCGTGATCTGGACGGCGGTGAAGTCGGTCGTCGCATTGAGGACGGCGATGGTGCGGCGGTCGCCGCCATGCTGCTCCATCCACTTCGCTTTCAGCTCTTGCGCCTCGTCGGCCTCAAGGTGGGGCTGGCTCGACTTGAGGTAACCGGCAGGGACGCCCGAGCGGTACTGGCCCGAGCTGTAACGCCGGACGGTGAGCGCCAGTCCAAGGTCTTGAGCGTGGGTGGTCAGCACGCCCCGGCCCCGCCCGGCGAAGTAGGGCGGCAGCCCTCGGAGATGGATGATCGAGCCCGAGGGCATGAGCTGGTCGGCCACGAAGTAGCGCCCGCCCTCCACCGTCACCTCGTCGGGGTGGAACTGCCAGAGCGGCGGCTTGGGCGCCCCGTTGGCGTCACGCACCGGCACATACACGAAGCCGTCCCCGACCCACAGGGCGCTGACGATCCACTGGCACCAGAACTCCACCGCCGAGAGCCGCACGTCCACATCGCTCGGGCGAACGATCCGACCGTCCTGACGTAAGCCCTGAGGGTCGGTCAGCCACTCGGGCCGGTCGAGCTGTGTCCAGCCTCGGAGAATGTCCCACGGCAGCCCGGCGATGGTGTCGCAGATCAGCGATGTGCAGCGGGTCACAGCCGGGAGGGAGCTGAATCCCCACCAGGGCTCGGCGCCGGGCGGCGGGTTGCCCCATGTGTAGGCCGGGTCGTCCTGCCCACCGGGCGGCGGCGCCCACCACAGCATGGGCATGTCCTGTGTCCAGCCGTCCGGTCGATTGAGCAACACGTCCCGGCCCTCGGTCGCCGTGATGATCGCCTGTCGCTGCCAGGGCCACTTCATTGTAAGGTCACCTTACACTCTTGACGAGAGCCACCAGCGAGTAAGCAGCGATGACCCCGACCTCGATTAGCAGGATAATGGCTTGTCCATTTGACATCAGAAGATGCGACTCCTTTCGATGATGGTCGGTTGGTGCGACTCGGCCCACACAGCACAGGCGACGGCCAGGAGGGGCACGCCTGACACGTCGCCTGCCTGCCGGGCGAAGCACCAAGCCTGCCCGAACGCTCGCCGCCTGGCGTGGATGACCGACTCGGTGAGGTCCGCATGGGGCCGGGCCATGAGCTGCCCGGTGGCGATGGCGTCGTGACATAAGCCAGAGGCGGCGGCAATGTCTCGGGCTCGCAGCACCACAAGGAGCTGACTTATGTCAGAGGTGCGGAGCTGGTCGGCAACGGTGGCGGCGGGGCCAGAACCGTCGAGCCCAATGGCGACGGGGTTCCACGTCGCCGCCAGCTCCGCTAACCGGCCCGGCACCCAACCGGCGCCAGGCCGGGACTCAACGACCTCGACCACGCCAGCCGAGTGAGCAACGATGCAGGCGTGACTCCGGTCGCTGGCAACGTCGGCGCCGAAGGACAAGCCCGCCGAGGGCAAGGGTCCGACCCACTCCTGGCGCTGCCATTGCTCGGGGTCGAACATCGGAGCTGTCTCGGTCGGAACCCACTGATTGAGCCATTGCTGGCGGAACTCGACCTCGGGGCTCGTCGCCCTGGCGTGAGCGACGGCGGCGTGGCGGGACTCACTCCAATGCGGGCTCGCCATGCGCCACACGTCGGGATCGTCAATGTCGAGGTCGGGGTCAGGGGGAGCGGACCACTCCAGCAGGAGCAGCTCGCCGGGCTCCTGCTCCTGAGCCAGCGCCAGGGCTCGCCGGTCGATCATCAGCCGGGAGGTCGAAGTGCCTGCTGTGCTGACGAGCCACAGTTGGGGGCAGACCGCCTCGGCCATCGTCGGCAGGATGCCGCCGTCCACCACCCGGTGGTCTACCTTCCACGCCTCATCAACCAGGCCCATGCTCAGGGTGAAGGCCACGCCAGCGCCGTCCGTCGCCGCCTGGATCAGCCAGCGGGAGCCGTCCGGCACCTCGATCATCTGCTCACCGTTGGCCCACCGCACCCGGTAGCCCTCGCCCACCGGGCCGAAGAAGCGAGCTGCCGGGCGCCAAACCTCTTGAGCCGCCTGGAGCTTGTGGGCGACGTGGAGTACGTCCTGCTGGCGACCGAAGGCTTCCGCCTGGTGGATGCGCCAGCCGCAGAGGGTCCGCTCCAGCCAGCTCTTGCCCACCTGGCGGGGACCGGACGCCATGACCTCCCGCCACACCAGGGCGCCGTCGTCGTCATGCTCCAGGGCTCGGCTCAGGGTCAGCCGTTGCCACCAGCGGAGCCGTCCGTCGCTGCCGCTGATGCGAGGGTGGAGCCTCGGGCGGTCAGCCAGCCAGCTCTCCACGTCGGCGCCATACGTCCCCACCGCTCGGGGGTGGGCGCCGGTCATCAGCCGGGGCCATTGCGCCGAGGTCGGTGGCGATTCCTCCCACAGATCGCCCGACATGATGCCGAGCTTGGTCAGCTTCCCCACGCTCCCTGAGAGTAGCTGACTTAAGCCAGAGACAGGGAGAGAGATACCCCCGAG